TGGGTGAGGTCGCTGATGGGCCCGGTGGTCGTGAGGTACTCCTCGACCCAGTCGATCACGGTGTCGACGTCGAGCTTCTTCTGTTCGTGGCGGAGTCCGCCCCAGATGATCGTGGCCTGCACCTGCAAGGTGCTGATGCCGATCAGCTCGACGATGTCCTTGCTGCCGCCGAACAGGGCCTGCTCGATCGCCATGCGGTCCTTGGGGGTGTAGCGGAAGGTCCGCTCCCTGCCCCCGAGCGTGACCTTGTGGTCTTCCATGCGTCCTCCAGGGTTGTTAGGCGGGCCCTACGCGATCGCCCGCACGAGGGTGCTCGCGCAGCCGATCTCGATGGCGGACATCGCGATCTGCCCGTGGGACGCGCCGAAGGGCGGGTACTTGAACAGGTACCCGTTTCCGCTGTACTGCGGGTTGTCGGCGCTCACGGCGGCGGAGTCGAGCCGGACAATGACCGGGACTGCCGTCTCGCTCCCGACGAGCGGGAAGAGCGTCGCGTCGAGCCCCCCGGCCCCGAACTTCTGGAAGAAGTTCCCCGTCAGGCGCCAGTTCTTCAGCCCGGGATGGCCGATCTTCGTGTCGTCGCCCGAGGCGTTCTTTTGCAGCTCCTCGGCCTCGTAGGTGAGGTTGTACTCCTTGCACTGCGCCGAGATGTCGACGCCGTTCACGCTCACGAAGTGCGCCTTGACGACCTTCACCGTAGCGGGCATTGGCTCCCCTCCCTACTTGTTCAAAATTCCGGCCACCAGCAAGGCCGTGAAGCTGGTCCCCACGAGCGTCCAGGTGGCGCGCCACCAGTCGTCCGTGATCGGACCGTCCAGCTCCGCCCAGGCCGAGCCGACGGCCGTGAATGCCGAGGACGTGATCCGATCGATCGGTGTCGTCATCCCCCCGTTGTCGTCGCTCTGGACCTTGAGGACGACAGAGGTGCCGACGAGAGCGAGGATGTGCATGGCCACGTACAGCCGCTGGTTCGCGGCCACCGCACCGAGCTGGCGCGCCACTCCGTTGCCGGTAGCGACTTTACTGATGGCGGGCAGCAGGATCGTCCCGTCCACCAGGCGCGCAGCGCGCGCGGCGAAGGCGGCCTCCACGCGGGCAAGCTGCCCGTGCTGAGCTGAGGTCGGATCGCTGGAGACGCCGGCCCGGTAGCTCAGGGCAGGCTCCCCATCTGCGCCGTCGGTGGGGGCCAGGGTGAAGGGGGCGTCGGTCTCCACGCCGATCGCGTCGAACAAGATCTTCTCGATGCCGGCCGGCGCCTGGGCCTGCCAGAAGGCGCCCATCTTCGAGGAGACGGACATCACGCCGGGGTGGAGGATCTTGGTGTCGTCCCCCGAGGCGTGCTTGGGGAGCTCGTCGACGGAGTATTCAATCGAGGCGTCGTTCGTCTGCCCCGAGAAGTCGTGGGGGCCCCAGTAGAGCTTCGAGTTCTTGAAGACGAGGACCTGGGCGGACATCTATCCCCCCTCCGCCGTCGCCGGCGTGTTGCACTCTGCGCAGATCAGGCCGGCCTTGCCGTCGATCTCCACCTCCCGCAGGGCGCCCTCGCACCTCGGGCAGGCCGGCGCCCCCGCCTCCGGCGCCGGGATGGCCTCCGCGTCCAGCAGGGCGGCGAGCAGTTGCACCTGCGCGAGGAGGACGGCCACCTGGCGGCGGATCAGCTCGTTCATGCGGGCTTGTCCTTCTCGGCGATGCCGGCCCGGATCAGGCGTTTGGCGGTCTTCTCTGGCAGCTCGAGGAGTTGGCCGACGACGTAGGGAGGCGAGGCCTCGACGAAGCGGACCGTCACCTCGAGGCGGGGCCCGGAGAAGTGTTCGATCGGCGGGGCGACAGCCTCCCCACCGATCACCGCGCCCGCGAAGGGCTCGGCCTTTTCTGGTTCCGCGGCCTTGGTCTTCATCCGTCCCCTTTCATCACGGCGACGTTGATCACCCAGCGCGGGCGCTCGTTCTGGTCCGCACTGAGATAGAAGACGGGCTTGGCCTCCAGATGGTGGTAGAGGACGCCCCCGAGCGTGACGGGGCCGAGGTTGTTGAGCTTGCTGCGGATGGCCCCGGCAAGGGTGCGACAGGTCAACGCGTTCTGCGGAGCGTCACGGACGGTCACCGAGAGGCGGGGCCTTTCCAGGGCGGGAGGGTCCAGGCTGGGCCCAGACCCAAACTCGTCCTCTTCGCCGGGCGTCTCCACGATGCAGACAGCCGCGTCCTGACAGGTCGCAGGGAACGGCACCTGGAAGAGGTTGGTCCCGAGGGTGAGCCCGAGGCCTGCGCCGGCGAGGTAGTTCCCGACGTCAGCCAACAACACGCTGGGCCTCCTGATCGAGAGCTTCCTGGATGGCGGGGCCTACGCTGGGGACGGCCTGCAGAAACGGCTGCTCCACGAACTTGGCCTGTCCGTGGGCGTGCTTCAGGGTCACGTCCTCGTGCTGGACGATCGCGATAATGTTCCAGCCCTTGCCGCCCTTGAGCTTGTTGAGGCGCGCCCCGCCGGCGATCACGGCGGCGCTGATCATCCCGCTCTGGCCGCGCGTCGCCTTGGTGGCGCGGATGGTGTCCCTGAGGTTCGCCTCGGGCGTGGTCGGATCGTCCGGACAGAGGAGCCGCGCCTTCGCGGCCACGTCCTGCGCGAGCTGGCCCAGGACGCGCGCGCCGGCCTCGGGGCCGGCCTTGCCGAGGGCGCGCATGTTCGCGATCACGCCCGCGAGGTCGGTGCCCTCGACGCGGATCTTCAAAGGGCCACCTCCCAGTGGTGGATGCCCTGCTCGTCGTTCTCGCGACCGACGGTCAGGATCGGGGGCTGCTGTGGCACGTAGCCGGCGGGCAGGGTGATGCGGTCGTTCGGTCCGATGGTGTAGGTGGTCCCGTCCTCGGCCGTGGGCTTCAGGAAGAGCTTGGTCTGGCTGACCACTTCCTTGCCCTGGGCGTCGGTGACCTTCCGGGCCTCCTGCTCGATCCGGCATCGGACGCTCGTGGGGGCGGGCGGGTCGGCAAACACGCGCTTCCCATAGCTGTCCACGTCCAGGCAGGCCTCGATCCCCACGGTGTCCGGCATGAAGGCCTCGAACTCGGGATCCCAGCTCACCGGTTCCGCTCCACCGCCGCCTCGATCCGGTCCAGCCGGCGGATGACGTCGACGCGATGGGCCTGGTTCGCGGCGTCCCTCGAGGCCTCGAGCTCGCGGATGGCCGAGATCTGGGCCTGGAGCCCCGTATCGACCTTGTCCTGGTTCCTGTTGACCTCGATCGCCTGTTGATCAGCGGCCTCGAGCGCCCCGACATACCTGCTGAGCAGGAATTTCCCTCCGCCGGTGACTGTCAGGCCGAGCACTGCCCACAGGATCGCCAACCGGACGCCGTTACCCGTCTCCTGGAGCGCGATGGGGCCGGGGCCGCTGGCCAGGCTCTGGTGCTTCACGCAGCCCTCCCACGATGGCGCCAGGGCCGCAGCAGGCCGACGCAGACGGCGGGCAGCCCCTGGTAGTCGGGCCCGGCACCTTCTCCCTGGCGGATCCGCAGGCTGCCCACTTGCTTCTCCACCACGTTTGGATTCTGTCCGCGTTGAAACCACCAGGCCTTCACCGCCTCGATGCACGCCTTCTCGACGTCGAGGAAAGGCCTGCAGCCCATTGGTGGCTCGAAAGTGATGCTGCGGCTGGCCGCGGCCGTCTCGGTGGTCAGGGTCGCGGCCACCTGGATCTTGCCGGCCGTGGGCGTGCCGGTGACGATGAAGCGGCCGTTGTTCGCGGCGTTGTTGAATCCGCTCGCGGCCACGACGTCGCCGGCGCGGAGGAGGGCCGGGAAGAGGACGGCCGAGTCGTTGAAGCTGTCGTCGGGCCCGTCGACGCTCACTGTGGCCACGGCTTCGCGGTTCTGCTCGGGCAGGATGTACCCGCCCGGGTAGGTCACGGTGAAGCGGGGCTCCTCGGCCTGGGGCTGCGGTGATCCCCGGCCAGGCCACCGCTGCCGGCCGGCGAGGCCCAGCGCCACCTGGGCGGTCCAGTACCAGCCCGCCTGGCGGTAGAGCGTCCCCTCGTCCCGATCGTCGATCACGTAGTCGGTGACGACCTCGCTATCGAAGAGGACCGAGTCGACGGCGGCTAGCGGCGTGCGAGAAAGGCCGAGGTGCAGGCTTCCAAAGCCGGGGACGCTCTCGACCACGAGCTCGCGGGCGAAGGGAACACCCCCGCAGTAGTTCTCCACGGCCGCGCTGGCATCGTCGATCAGGCGGGCGATGGTCGCCGCCTCGGCCGCGCCGATCTCTCCCGTCACGTGTTCGAGCCGCGTGAGCCGGCGCGTGGGCGCCGGCGTGGTCACCGAGAGCATCGAGCCTGCCGCCTCCTAGTGCTTCTTCTTCGGGCTGTCGGTCTCCATCTTGTGGACGGGAGGGCCCGACGCGGCCTTCGCCTTCTCGCGCCAGTCGGGGTCCCGATCGTCGAGACCGAGGACCTCGGCGTCAGGGTCGACGCTCTCCGGCCGAGGGTCGGACCCCGACGGCTGCGCCTTGATGCCCTCCGGACTGTCCGGGGCCACCGCGGCGCCCGAGGCGAGCAGCTGCTCGGCCGTCTCCTGGGTGAAGCCCGCCAGGTCGCCCTTGCGATGCCCGCCGGTGGACTTGACGAAGCGCACCTGGACCAGGTCTGGCTCGGGCGGCGCT